TCTGAAACTGAACCTAATAAAACAGCTGAATCTTGTGTAGTTCCACGTTGATCACCATTAAAAACAGCAATAAAAATACTGTCATTTTGTTTCTTTATTTTTTGTATAAACAAAGGCACAAATCTTTCGCCTTTATTTATAAAAACAATATCAGGAGAAAATTTCATTACCTTTTTATAAAAATCCATATTCATTTTAATATCATCACCTTTACAAACACTTCTATAATCATATGACATTACATCAAAATATTTCTGAAATGAACTTTCTCTATAATTATCACTGACCCAATATCCACTAAATGTACCTGCATAAAATAATTTCAGTTTTTCGTTCATCTTTGCTTTTCTATAATATTATCGCCATCAGCTAAATATATTATCTTTCTATTTCTTTTTACAGAAGGATAATATTTTTCTAAAATTTTCAAATTCATAGGATTATTTTTACTTTCCAGTATTTTATTCTTAGAAATAAATCGAATATCATTTTCTTCCAATACATTATCATATACTGCATCTAATATCGCCAACACTGTTTTTTTATATGTATAACTATTAGCTATCTTTTTACCAATTTTTATTCTTCTTTTACATTCATTTTCATCTTCTAAAACATCTATACAATTTTTTAATGATATTGAATCTTTAAACTGCAAAACTACATTCTCTCCAAAAATATCATCAATTCCAGCATTATATTGAACTATTGGTAATCCCCCTGATGCAAAAACATCGAAAACTTTCATTTGAACAAAACCATAAGTAGCCATATCTTCATGACCATCTATCAAAACTGCTCTTGAATTTCTATATAAAATTGGCAGTTCACTATATGGCCAATATTTATCTATATACCATTCTTTTGGAAATTTATTGTATCTAACAAAATTGCTCCATTTATGACCCCAAACTTTTATGCGATATTTTTTTAAATCTGAAGATATAGATACAAGATATTTAATTATTTTTCTGCCATATGGAGCACCATCACCACGAGCATTAGCTACCATAATTAAATCATTATTTGTTCCATATTTACTTTTTTTAGGTACTTTGAAATTAGTACAGCCATATAATGGCTCATCATGAACAAATGAATACATAGTTTTTAATTTATCTAAAAAGAATTTCGACAGACAAAATACATAATCATATTTTAATAATTCATATTTATTTATTTTCATTGGATGACTATAAAGCCACAAAATATTATATGACATTGGATTATACATATAAGGTTTCATAGGTCTATAATTAAATGGTGAACCAAATAAATAAATTGTTATATCAGCTTCTAACATATCATTATTTATTTTGCAACCAAGTAATTCTAACTCTTTATTCATTTCACTTTTAACCCAATAATCTCCCCAACACATAAATGTAGTTTTATCTACATCTGCCCATGTAACAATATTAACTCTCAAATTTCTATATTTTTCACCACTCTCATTGATCAAATTTTCCATTACAATACTTTTTAATGACTTTATTTTTTTATTGATAGAAAAAACTTCAGAATGTAATCCCCTAATAGAATCATTCTGAACAAATATTTTTGAATTCTTTGTAGAAGTTTTATCACCTGAAATTATATTTTTATCTTTATCAATTTCAGTATCATTCTCAAAATAATGAACTTTCATATCATAATTTCCTTATATCGTCAACAGAAAAATAAATGTGTTCTTTCATAATCTCTGGTAAAGTATTCTTATCATAATATTCTGCCCAACTTCTAACTTCTTGTGTAGGTTGTGTAAAATCATTTAGATTTTTCCATTCTTTATACAAATTAATTTTAACAACTCTTTCTATGTTTCGATTTTTATAATATCTCAATTTTTGTTCAACCATCTTTATACTTCTTGCATAACCAAAATGATAAATTACACCATCATTCCATTCATATTCAGAAAAATTTGGAGACATCACTATTCTGTTATCATTTCCAGTATCAACAAAATGATTAAAACTTTTAGTATGTCTAAAAGTTTTTTTCCATCTCCAAACTCTTGGATGTTTAGTTGACCATTTGCCCCCAGCATCTTTAGCAACCTTATCAAAAGATGTCCATAAATGTAGAAAAGGCATTCTTATTATATCATATGAACTCTTTGATAAAAACATTATAACTTTCCTTAAAAATTCTACATCCCCTATTTCATCTGCATCAACTTTTACATATAAATTACTTGTTACTCTTTCCGCTATCACATTTTGCATCTCAATTTTATCATGCCATAATCTTGAATCCTTTCTAATTATAACTTCAATTTTATCATCTGGATCATATAATTCTGAATCAATATTGGTTAATAGTTCATAAGTACCATCGGTTGAATGCCCATCTACATTGGCATATTTTTCATTACCTTTCACTGCTCCCTCTACAATTATTATTTGATTTACAGCATCATAAACACTCTTAACTGCATCATTCAAATAATCAATACAATTAAAGGCTATAATTCCAGCAGTAACTGATAATTTATCATTCTGCAATACTTCTGATAACATTTTTGTTTTACAATTTCTTGAATATGCAAAATCTGGTATTTTACTGGGAATATATTTTTCATAATCACTTAAAACTTTAATTATTTTTTTAACCATATCTTTAGGGTTATCAGCATAAATTAATGTATTTCTGTAAACTTCTTCTCTTAAAATCGGAATGTTATAAACTATACAAGGCTTATGGAAAAATAATGCTTCCATAGGTGGCATTCCAAAAGCCTCAAATCTACTTGGAAATATCATTAACTTACTAAAATATAAATATTTAAATTTTTCAGTATCACTTATACCATCACAGTATTCAATATCTAAATTTTCATAATTATATTCACTTTTTATTTTTTCTATGTTCCTGAATTTTCCAATTAATTTTATTTTTAATTTTAAATTATGTTTTTCCAGTTCACGTAAAACTGGCATTGGACATTTAAAATCAGCCATTCTTGTTATACAAACAATATCACATTTATATATATTCTCATCTTCCAATTTATATAATACTGTCTCATTCATAACATTTGATGCTAATTTATCATTCATACAAGGATACAATACCTTAAAACTATTATCATCTTGATTAATCCATTTTTTCAAATAATCACTACTCATATAACTTGGACTAATTTTAATATCAGCAGACGATATTGCTTTTTTAAAATCAGTCCAAAATTCTTCAGTAGAATCAATGCCTGCATGATATTCTGAAACAAAATTAGGACTTTCAAACATATAACAGTAAAATGGTATTTTCCATTTTTTAGCATATTCAGATGCATAAATTCCTGAAATATTAGGAATTCCAATAACAAAATCAAAATCATTACTTGTTTTATTCATACCATATTGTGAATCTATAATAATACTAACATTTTTATATCCAGGATAATCTTTAAAATCATTCTTAAAATGTATATCTCTATCACAGAATAAAATTACTTGATAATATTCTCCAAGCAAAACAGATTGATGAAAAATAGAATATCTTCCACCTGTATAATGAGAAGACATCTGCATGAATATACCAATTTTAGACATTGAAATTACATTTTTAGTATTTTTTGGGGTAAAAGTAGGCTGATCCACTTTTAAGTGTAAAAACAATGGTGAAATGGCTGTTTTGACCATATTTATTATATCAATTCTATTAATGTCTGAATTATTAATAAAATCTTTTGATAAAATTATATGATAATTGCCATTTATTTGTTGAATAGAAATAGAAGAGGATTTAACATGATTATTTATAACAGGTAATAATTTTGAAGTTAATTTTCTCTTTTTGTCATTTTTATCTATAATATTTTTACTTGTGTCTTTATCTGGTCTGTTCATAAAAACTCCCAATATAGAAACTGGACAAATTCAATTTAAATGAAAATATAAAAATTTGTCCAGTTTCACCAATTTGATTCAATCACTTTCAATAATTAACTAATATTGTTATTAACTCCATGTTGACGGTGTATCCAAATCAAAAATTTGACAAATAGCATCTTGATGTTCTACAGCCATATCAGCACGTTCACTGATAACAAACTGTCTGGCATCATATGATATCAACTCGTCAGTCTTTATTTTTATCAACCTTCTATCACCCATAATAGCATTACTCTTATGAGTTCCTACAGCATATTGATCAGTACACCAATCTGAATTAATAACTGATAATTTACCATAAAGTTTACCAAATTCACCACGCAATATTGTAGCGTTTGGACCATATTTATCCACAGTAACTAATTTTGTGTCATCTAATAACTGATTAGCTGACCATGGATTCATGAATACTATAATATCCGACATCACTCTGGCATATTTACCCAAATTGTACATTAATTGACGCAATATTGAAGTTGACATATCAGCACCACCAGCATCTACTCTATTTGCTGCTCTATTGCCAACTGATAAAGTACCAACTATATCACCACCAAGAGTTAATAAACCATTCCATGCAAGACGATGATCTTTGGTGTACCAATTAGCTTCAGAAGCAGCTGCTTCAGAAGCAGCCGTTGCTGTGTGACTTCTATCACCAACAATACAGGTTTCTTCTTCGCACTCGCCAAAACCTTTAGCAAAATGATTCCGAATAATTGTATCCATACTCTGTGAAGAATCCTCAAACACTTCTTCACTGGCTTTAATCTGAGCCATAAGTTTCCTGGCTGTCAGCCTTACTGTTCCCGTAGTTAATGTGGTTTCAATTGCTTCCTGTGTTAATTCTGTACTTTCATAATAAACCTTTGGTCCACTTAAAATTTTAGGAAAATCGAGTGTTTTTCCACCCATAGGTAGAACTCTAAAAATTTGCCTAAATACTGTATTATCTCTTACCAGATCAATAAATGATGCAGCAAGTGGTACAGGAAGAAAATCACCACCAGAACCAGCGGCAGTACTCAAAGCCTTTTTTAAGGCTTGTTGAAGTAAATCATCAGACATCTTAAATACCTCCACAACCAATAATAATTAAAATATATAACCATGCTGGC